GAAAGTAGTTTGTTTATTGGCGGTGACCAAATCGGTGGTGGTATGCATCTTGGTGGTGTAACCTCTACATTACCTGAAACGGGTGGACCTGGAGCAGATGGTTCAGGATTTATGAGGTCTGTAGGATATGAGGGATTTATATCAGCATCTGCAGATAAAGAAAACAGAGAATCAGGTTCTTATGGATTTATGATATGGAGTGGTTCTGTATTGCCAGCTAGTGGAGATGATTACAAAGGTGTTGGTTTAGAATTAGTAGGTGCTAGTGGTTCATTTAAATTTAGAACTAATCCAAGTATATTTGATGTAAGAGCAGATTCATTTTTTATAGGAAAAGAGGCACTTCAATATATAAGTGGTTCAACAGGAGACATAGAGATAAGTTCATCTCTATTCCATTTAGATCCTAAAAATGATAAACTTGTAATAGGTGCGGATGCGATAATTAATGCTGATTTAACCGCCAATACAATTAGAACACCTGCTACGATAGGTGTAGATGGTGGTGGAAATCCTGCTCAATCAACTGATTTAAATGCTTCATCAAGTATAAACTCTCAAGGATTAGCTAGATTTGTATCAGCTTCTATTGGTGGGTGGACTGTAGGAACAGGCTCTATAGAAAGTGCTGGTGGTAGTTTAGTATTAGATCCTGCTGGTAGACAATTTAGAGTTAATGATGGTAGTAATGATAGAGTTCATATAGGTCAGGTAGCTGCTGATGAATATGGGATGAAAGTCTTTGATGGTACTGGAGTTGCTGATAGTGATATACTTGTCGAATTGGGTGAGGGTGGAAACAATATAGCTGGTTGGGAAATTACTGCTGAACAGCTGACTGGCGGTAATATGATTATTGACAAAGCGGGAACTATCAAGTCTGCTAATTATCAAAAAGATGTAGCTGGTTCTGGTTTTATATTAACAGCTGCTGAGGGTGGTTATTTAGAAGTTGAAAATGCTAAAATACGTGGTACAATGGCCACCACTACTTTTGAAAAAGAGAGTGTAAATGCTGTGGGCGGACAATTATATGTTGCTAACTCCACCACATTAACTTCATCTGCCGCACATATTGATGGAAATTATCCAGCAACTGAAACTACTATGTCTGTAATGAATGTTTCAGGATTTGCTGCAAATGAAATATTAGTATTGAAGAAAATAACAGATACAGGATTTAATACCGAGTATGTAAAGGTTATATCATCTTCAATAAACAATCCAGGAGATGATAATGATTTAACAGGCAATCTTTATTTAGCAAGGGGATATTCAGGCTCTACACCATCTGGTCAAAGTAGTAGTTCGTTAGGAGACTCAGCTGGTAATGCGACATTTTATTCTGGTAGTCAAGTAATAGTATCAACTGGTAAAATTGGAACTGGGTTTATAAGATTAAATGCAAATCCAAACGACACTTCGACACCATATATGGATATCGTTGAAAGAACTGGTTCTGCAATTTACGATACTGAACTAAAAGTAAGACTTGGTGATTTGAGTGGGGTTGCTGGTACTAGAAATGTTCCAGCAGGCTTTACAGGATTTGGATTAATGAGTGAAGTGGCATTTCTATCTGGTTCAAATATTAAATTAGAAGCTCCAACATTTTTACTTGGTGATTTAAATAGGAATTTTGTTAGTGGTAGTAGTGGCAATATACAAATTTCTTCTTCTAAATTTCATTTAGATAGTAAAAATGAACTTTTCTTTGTAGGTCAGCCAACTGGTAGTAAAATAGAATTTGATGGGAATGAACTTATAATGAGCTCTTCCGCTTTTTCATTGGGATCTGAGGCTAGTGCATTTGTTAGTGGTTCAAATGGAAACTTAGTATTAAGTGCTTCCAACTTTAGAGTTGACGGTGGCAACTTAATGGTAGGCTCTAATACTGGCAGTAGATTAGAATTTAGTGATAATCAATTAACAGTAAGTGCTTCCAAATTTTTTATAGGTAGTGTGGGGAACTCTATAAGTGGAAGTAATGGAACTCTTGAAATAAGTTCATCTAATTTTAATTTGACTCCTAGCGGCGATGTTACTATGAAAGGTGATGTAAAGGCTACTGCTGGATTTATGCAAGATATTACTGTAACAGGTTTAAGAGTGAAACCTAAAATTTATCAATTTCATAATGTTGGTTCAAGTCAGACTGCAGATCAGTTAGAAAATACAAGTAGTCTTGAACCTTTTTCAGGTTCTATTGTTGAAACGTGGTGGTCAGATCCTAACTTAACAGCTATGACTCAATCTAGACTTATTGCACATCCAGATTTTCCAAATAGCGGTGGTGGTGCGGCTCAAGTGACTGCTAGTTTAATGGATAATAATTTTACTTGTTGGGGCTGGAAATTTTTTGTTAATTCAGGTTCTAATACTGATGATCATTGGGCTTTTGGTGGTTCTGCTGGCGAGTGGTTGAAAAAAAATCCTCTTGGATTAGAAGCTTATTATGGTCATAGATTAGATGGTCATAATTTTCTTGGTATAAAATCTTTAGATACAGGTACGCGAATAGACGATATAAATACGCAGTTTGGTCAGCATGATGGATATCCTGGTCCTAAAGAGAAAATTTATTGGGGATATACAAGGCCTGCGCCAGCAGACAACACAGGTACAACTAAATTAGCTGATTTGGTTGATCCTGATAGTGTATTTAGTGGTTACGATAACTATCCACAATCAGAATTTACTATAGTGGGTACAAATGCTAATACAGCATCAGTCGCTCAATCAATTTATTCAGGTACGACTGGTTATAGTGAAGCAGCGGCTAATCAATTAGATGCAGGTCAATTTTCGCCAGTATTTGCTTTTTATACAGCAAGTGGACTTCAAGCATCTGCTCCAGCCGGAAGCACTCATGATACAATGTATTATAATATAGTTAGTCCAATGATGACAAGAGAAGATGATGGTGGTAAGAATCGTGGACCACTAGGTGATTGGGATCAAGAAGAAGCTTTTGTTGAATTTTATACCAAAGCTTTAACTGGATTGGCATACAACCAAGATGCATCTGGATCCTTAGTAAGAAATGGTTCTGAAGTTTCTTGTAAATTTATGATTCAGTTGTTGAATGCAAATGGTGGTGGTTTCGATGGTATAGAAACTGCATATGAACAAACAGCTCTTTTGGTGAATAATCCCGATACCTCTGGTATAAACAAACGTAAAAGATGGCATAAATTTTCAGCACCATTAAGTGAGATTGTGGAATCTGCCGGGTCGGATGGTACTTATAATGATGGATTTAGATTTGTTATACAATATAAACATACACGTACTAATTCATCGTGGACTAGAGCTCATGGTGGTGCAGTTCAATCTACACATCCTATAACTGGTCATTTAAAAGGATTCGCATTAACAGAACTTAGAATTACAAAAGGACTTACAGTAAATACGGCTATAAAATCAATCGCCGATGTAAGTACAGTAACTAAAATGGTAACTCCTCAAATAACTGGTCATGGTACGGATAGTTTAGTTATCGGTAAAACTGGTGTTAATACAACTGTATCTGGTTCTATAACACATCTTGAACAACCATGTTTTAATGTAATGATGGATGGCGACCAAAACAATTTAACACAGAATACTAATGTGACTTTATTATTTAACGATGAAATATATGACGTAGGTGGTAATTTTGATATAAGTACATATACATTTACTGCGCCAATAACTGGAAAATATCTTTTGAGTGTTAATGTTGCGATGAAAGCTGCTGGTCAGACTGCCGATAGAGAAGCAATACTTAAAATAGTTACATCAAATAGAACTTATATAACTATAAAGAAACAAACAGCTGGTGAAGAGAATCACATCAAGTATGCTCCTGTAGTTGATATGGATGCAAATGATACTGCATATGTAACATTAAAATTAGAAAATACAACGGGTGATACGGTGGATATAGAAGATGGAACTTCGGCGTCTACAAAGACGCTTTTTATGGGATATTTATTAGGATAAAAATTAATAGGAGAATAATAAAATGAGTTTAACAGTTTCACAATCAATATCAGATGTAGATGTATTGATTTTACAAAATGATTTAAGAGATATAGATGATTGGGTGTCTAAAGCGGTTGTAGGAAAAACAAATAATTGTTATAAGAGAATGGAAAAACAATGGATACCTAAATTAATAGCTGACCCAAATGTCTCTGCAATTTCTGCTAGTAGAGAAGATTTTGTAAATCAGGTAGTTAATCAACCTTCATATGTAAATGCTGTTTCAAGATCTTTGTCTGAATAGTATCAATTTTAGTATTTTAGATATTTATATATGAATAACTATATTTAGGAATATATGAACAAACTTACTCAATATCTAACAGAACCATTTTTGATTGGAGAGGGTGTAAAAGACCCTGGCATTCTTAAAGCTGTATTCCTTGCTGGTGGACCTGGAAGTGGTAAAAGTTATGTTGCTTCAGGTCTTTTTGGTATTCCAAAGAGTGTAGGTGTTTCTGCTTATGGATTAAAATTAGTAAATCAAGATAGAGCTCTTGAATCTATGTTAAAGAAATATGGATTTGGTACGGATTTAGATGATATGGATGACGAGTTGTTCAGACAATTAACAGATCCTGATTATGATGATTATAGTGGAATGAGAAGTTATGCAAAAGATATAACAAAAACACAACAAAAAAAGTATGAAAGTGGTAGATTAGGAATGATCATCGATGGTACTGGTCATAGGTATGGTAAATTAAGAGATAAGAAAATGAAATTGGAAGAAATTGGCTATGATTGTTATATGGTTTTTGTAGACACTTCATTAGAAGTTGCGCAAGCTCGTAATATGGAAAGACCAAGAAAATTAAAGCCTCAAATTGTAGAAACTTCTTGGAAAGAAGTTCAAAAGAATAAAGAATCTTTTAAAGCTTTATTTGGTAGTAATTTTATATTAGTAAATAACAATGATACTTTAAAACCAGAAGCTGCTGAAAAGAAATTTGAAACTTTAATGAAACAAGGAATTGCTAAATTTATAAGTAGACCCATAAAAAATCCACAAGGTAAAAAGTGGATTAGAAAACAACAGATAATGAAAGAAAATGTAGACTTGCCAATAAAAGTTGGTGATACAGTTAAAATGGGTAAATTTAAAAATAAAAAGGTTGTTGTTAAATCTATCGATTGGAATGAGAAGGGTGATTTGCTCATCAATGGTAGACCCGCATTAAAATTTAGATTGGTTAAGAAGGCAAATGTTTTTGATGAAGAATTTGGAGCGCCTTCTGGCACATTACCATCACCAAGTCGTAAGGGGATTAATAAAAATAAATCCAAAAACAAAGTGATGATGAATAAGAAAAAAGTTAAAAAAACCCTTGACAAATACATGAAAGAAGTTGTATATTCTATTGTTGAGAATGGGGAAAATACGACCATTTTGAAAGAACAAAAAATTAAAAAAGTAGTTGGAGTATTCGGTGGCAGATTCCAACCATTTCATCCAGGTCATTTAGCTACATATAAATGGTTGAAGGGAAAGGTGGATGATGCTTATATAACTACGTCTGATTTAAAAATGCCACCAAGACACCCAATGAACTTCAGAGAGAAAATTCGTCACATGGTTAAAATGGGCGTACCATCAAACCGCATTGTTAAGGAAAAATCACCTTATGTCGCAAAGAATTTATTACAAAAGTATAATCCCGAAACTACAGCAGTTGTTTATGTGGTTGGAACTAAGGATGCTGGTAGATTGGGTGGCAAATACTTTAAACCATATACAAAGGATATGAAAGGATTTGATGAACACGGTTATATTTTAACTGCGCCTCAAGTTGGTAGTATTAGTGGAACTAAGGTTAGGAACTTACTCGGAAATCCCAAGATTGATGATAGTGAAAGAGAAAAACTTTTCAAAAAAACATTTGGATATTTTGATAAAGGTGTTTATAATATGATGAGAAATAAATTCAAAAAGTTATTTGAATCATATGAACTTACAGATGAATTAATAAAAGATTTTCTATTAGAGGTTACTGGAACACCAGCTGGAAATTTAGATGACGGTCCTTCAACTTATTATAAGAGTTTGGGTGCTTATAAGAAAACATCTAAAGAATGGCTGGATTCTATTTATAAAGACGCTGGTTGGAAAGTTGTAGACTACGTTTATAGAGATGGTATAATAGCACCAGAGGATAATGTTGCTAAAGCTGATAGAATGTATACAAGAAGAAAAGATAACAAAGATCACTATACATCTGTAGCATTAACTTATTTAGATCATGGTCAAAACGCGGGCTCTACTAGAGCAGTAAACAAATATAAAGATTGGATGGAAAATGTTGTAAAACCGCTAGGGTGGCAAATAGTAGATTGGATGGGTACTGAAGCTGCTATAGATAACATGATTGGTTCATTATTTGCAGCTGGTGCTTCCGCACAAAGTTATGATATAAATGATAATTTTTCTGATGTAGTAAATAATGTTATTGAACCAGTTAATGAACAAATTAATTCAAAAAATCAATTAAGACAAAGAAGTAAAGAAAAGGAGTTATTACTTATGGGTGGAGCTTATGGACACCTAAATCATCCTTTTGATGATAAAAATTTATCGTTTGGGGACTTTAAGACACTAATTATTAATACACTACAAGGTAATCTTAGTAGTGAGGGAACTGTTACTGAAAAGACAGATGGCCAGAATATTATGATTACTTGGAAAGATGGTAAGCTTAGAGCGGCAAGAAATAAAGGTCATATAAAGAATTATGGTGCTGGCGCATTAGATATTAATGGTGTAAAGAATATGTTTTCTGGTAGAGGTGATATTGAGAAAGCATTTGTTTTTGCTATGAGAGATTTACAAAAAGCAATTGGTGGGTTGAATCAAAAACAAAAAGATAAAATATTTGCAGAAGGCAAAAAGTTTATGTCGTTGGAAGTGATATATCCAAAAACAGCAAATGTGATACCTTACGATAAAGCACTTTTACAATTCCATGGAACAATGGAGTATGATGCAAATGGTACACCCATCGGTTCAGATAGAGGAAGTGCGGGAATGTTGGCTGGTATGATAAAACAAATAAATCAAAATGTACAAAAAACATTTACTGTTAAGGGTCCATTTATTACGAATTTGCCAAAGGTTAAAAACTTTTCACAAAGACAAAGTTACTTTTTAGGTAAGTTGGTTAAGTTACAGAATCAATTTAGATTAAAGGATAGTGATACATTGGCTGATTATCACCAAGCTTATTGGACGGAGTATATTTATAATGGCGCTAAACAAACTGATTATCCTAACCCAAATAATGATATTCTTGTAAAACTCGTAAGACGGTGGGCGTTTTTGGATAAGTCGTATAAAGTGCCACAAATAAGAAAAGATTTAAAAGATTATCCTACATTTTTAAATTGGGTGTTGAGTACAGATAAAATAGATTTACAGAGATTACAGAAACAGCATATCAGAGATTGGGAAGTTCTTTTCTTTGAGTTAGGTGCTGAGATATTATCCAATCTTAAAGACTTTATTGCTGCTAATCCAAGTAAATCTGCACAAAAAATAAAGAAAGATTTGACTAGTGCTATTGGTAAGGTTAAAACGTCTACGGATCCAAAAGTATTAAACACCTTAAAGGTCCAATTGGATAGATTAAATGCTATAGGTGGCTTAAAATCTGTAGTTCCAAGTGAGGGTATTACATTTATGTTTAAGGGTAAATTATATAAATATACTGGAGCATTTGCACCAGCAAATCAAATATTAGGAATGTTAAAATTCGTATAGGAGTTACAATGGGATATAGTAAAGAATCAGAGAGACAAAATGAAGTATTAGGTGATTTATTAGCTGGAAGAGAACCTGAAAAACGAATAATGGTAGGTTACGGGGGCGCTAAAGAAAAAGGTGGTGATAAGATTAGTCATTTAACCGATATTATGAAAGAAGCTAGAATGCCATGGTTTTGTCCAGAATGTAAAAAGGTGATGAAGCAAAAACTTGATGATAAGTTTTGGAGAATGTTTAACCATTGTTTTGATTGTCAAATACAATTTGAAAATAAACTTCGTATTGCTGGAACATATAAAGAATGGGAAGAAAACAAAATAAGAGAAAATAAAATTGCTTATATTAAAGATCAAATTGAAGCTATTAAGGAATGGAGAAATATGAAAGGTCCTGAATTTTATAATAATGTTGGTGTTAATTTTCCTGAATTAGAGAAGGAAAAATGGGATGTTGATATGGATAAAGTTCATAGAGAAGCAGATGAAGCTATAAAAAAATTTACAGAAGTTTTAGATGAATTGGAGAACATGGAATGAAAATTTGGAAATTAATACTTGGATTTTTTGGTTTAGTTGGTGGACTTTTTGCAGTTAATGCTACGAAAAGTAAAAAAGTAAAAGAACTTAAAAAGGTCATCAAAGAAAATAAAAAAGAAGAAAAGAAAGTTGAAAAACAAATTAAAGAATTAGAGGTTGCAAAAACTGCTTCTAAAAAAGAAGTTGGTAATTTAAAAAGAAAATTAACTAATAGCAAAAAGAAAACTCAAAAAATGGAAGAGGCTTATGAAAACGATGAAGTCGAATCAGCTGAAGATTTTTTGAGACAATTTGCTAAAAAATAGGGAGAAATAAAATGTCAGATATGCATGAATCACCGTCAAATTACGATGACTTTCAAAAGAGAGGGCATCCAGGTAAATTTTATGCTACTACAACTGTAGCAGATGGAATGACTGCTTATACAGGTTCAGCTTATGGTTGGAATGCTGCGATAGTAAAAACTCATGGTAGCGCAGTATTTCATTTATCAGGGGGTGGAACGATACCAGCCGAAAATTTAACTGCTGGTGTAGTATACGAATTTTCTTTACAGAAAATAACTGCTGCTTCTAGTGCTACAATTTACCTTTTAAAGACAAAAGAGTAAATGGGGATTAGTATGAAAATATTAAAATATTTCTTGATATTCTTTTTTGCTTTATCAATGGCAGATGGGCAAGATATAAAGAAAGATGGAAAGACACCAAAAACATTTACTTATGATGAAGCATTAGAAATGTTGAAAGCTCGTGATGCTCAATGGGAAGGTAAATTAGCTAAAGCAGATTCACTAATAGAATCTCAGAAAGTTGTTATTGCTGATGGTGAAAAGTTGATAACGGAATTAGAAGAATATTCTAAAGTAGAATCAATTTTATCAGAAGCAAAAAGTAAGCAGATTCAATTATTACAAGCACGTGATAAGTCAAACGAAGAACTTATAAAAACACTTCAACCCAAGTGGTATCAGAATCAGTATCTTTGGTTAGGGATAGGATTTATTTTAGGAAAGATATAATGAAACCTGCACCACTAAAAGAAGTCATTAAAAAAGAGTATGTGAAATGCGCTCAAGATCCAACATACTTTATGAAAAAGTATTGTGTTGTTCAACATCCGATGAAAGGTAAAGTTCCTTTTCATCTTTATGAATACCAAGAAAAATCATTAGAGATTTTTGAAGAACATAGATTTAATGTCATACTCAAAGCTCGACAATTAGGGCTGTCCACGTTAACTGCTGGATACTCTTTATGGATGATGACTTTTCATGGTGATAAAAATATATTGGTAATTGCCACTAAACAGGATACTGCTAAGAATTTGGTTACTAAGGTTCGAGTAATGCATGCTAATTTACCAAATTGGTTAAAGCAGAAGTGTGTTGAGGATAACAAACTGTCGTTGAGATATATAAATGGTTCTCAAGTAAAAGCAGTTGCTAGTGGTGAGGAAGCTGGTAGGTCAGAAGCTCTATCATTACTAATATTGGATGAGGCTGCTTTTATTGATAAGATTGAAACGATATGGGCTGCTGCTTCACAGACACTATCTACTGGTGGTCAATGTATTGCACTTTCTACACCCAATGGTGTTGGTAATTGGTTTCACAAAACTTGGGAAGGTGCTGAAAATGGAACAAATGATTGGAACTTTATCAGATTACATTGGAATTTACATCCCGAAAGAGATGATGAGTGGAGAGCCGAACAAGATAAATTATTAGGTCCGTCACTAGCTGCACAGGAATGTGATTGTGACTTTATTACTTCTGGACAATCTGTTATTGATGGTGTTATATTAGAGGAGTATAGAGAAACGCATGTACAAGATCCATTAGAAAAAAGAGGAATAGATAGTAACCTTTGGGTATGGCAACCGCCAAACTATACAAAAGATTATGTATTGAGTGCTGACGTTAGTAGAGGAGATGGTACAGATTATTCTGCTTTTCACGTTATGGAAATAGAGTCTATGGAACAAGTTGCAGAATATAAGGGTAGAATATCTACTAAAGATTTTGGTAACTTATGTGTAAATGTTGCCACAGAATATAATAATGCTTTATTGGTAGTGGAGAATAACAATATAGGTTGGGCAGCTCTCCAACAATGTATTGATAGGGGTTATGAGAACTTATTTTATATGAGTAAAGATTTAAAGTATGTAGATACAGAACATCAGATGTCTAATAAATATAGAATATCAGATAGGAATATGGTGGCTGGATTTAGTATGACAATGAAAACAAGACCATTAGTTATATCTAAATTAGAGGAATATTTCAGAGAAAAGTCAGTAATTGTTCGTTCAAATAGATTAATTGATGAACTTTTTGTATTTATATATAACAATAATAAAGCTGAAGCGATGCAGGGATATAATGATGACTTAGTAATGAGTTTTGCTTTGACTCTTTGGGTAAGAGATACTGCATTAAGGTTAAGAGCAGAGGGTATAGAATTAACTAAGAGAACTTTAAGTGGTGTATCATCGCAAATGATACCAATAAAACCAAACTATGAAAATGATTCTTGGGATTGGGATATAGGTCCTAATGGAGAAAAAGAATCATTAGATTGGTTAATTAAATAAGAGGTAAAAAATGGCACAAAAAGACATATTTTCAAGACTAAAACGGTTATTTTCTACAAATACAATTGTTAGAAACATTGGTGGTAGAAAACTCAAAGTTGTAGATACGGGAAAATTACAAGGCTATGTCCAAACTAATTTAGTTGATAGATACCAAAAAATATATGGTAGCGGAGGCTCTGCCGGACAATGGGGATATGGTGATCAATTATATCAACAACAATTAAGATTGGGATTATTTAAAGATTATGAATCAATGGATTCTGATGCTATAGTTGCTTCAGCATTGGATATATATTCAGACGAATCCACTATGAAAAATGAGTATGGTGAGATATTATCTATAAAAACTGATAATGATAATATCTATGATATTTTACATAATCTTTTTTATGATGTTATAAATATCGAATTTAACCTTTGGCCTTGGATTCGTAATATGAATAAGTATGGTGATTTCTTTTTACAATTAGAGATTGCTGATAAGTATGGTATTGTTAATGTAGCGCCATTGTCTGCCTATGATATAGCTAGGCTTGAAGGGCATGATGAAGATAATCCACAAAATGTTCAATTTTTACTAACACCAAATACAGATGCGAATCGTCATACTGTAAGAAAACAAAAAGAGTTGACATTTGAGAATTATGAAATAGCACATT